TGCAAAAATTGTGATCTCAAAATCCATGAATCCCCCTAAGCAACGGAGAATTTAAATCCGTTCCAATAACGTCGCAATCTTTCAATTTCCTCTTTGATTTCGCCCTTGTACTGGAGAAGTCTTGCGCCGTACCCGGCATTTGTAGCCGACGAAGTTGTGTTAAAACTTTGTGACAGGCCGTCGATACTTAAGGACTGAGAGGCGATCCCCGCCCCACCCAATAAATCGCCCGCGATGTTTAGAGGCCCAAAACAAGCCTTCTTGCCGATGATGTCTTTGATGTTGTTTGGTACCTGCCCAGACGCAAAACCCGCCGAGTAATCAACCCGGAAAACATCAGGAACCAATCTGCGATCGTTCCAAAGGTAAGGCCCCCACGATCCAGGCACCCCCACCAATGCAATCCCTGAACTACTTCCAGCCGGGGGCAATAATTGCACTTGACCCGAATGAGCTTGAAAATGAATCCAGGTTGAATCAAATGTTTTGACCGTGACTTCATTGGGCAGCACCATAAGAATTTGAGTCACGTCCAAGACTGGGCGCTCAAACAGTTTCATGAAAAAATACTTCTGCTGTTCTTCCCGGATGAAATCATGGCGCTCGTCTGAAATGGTTTTCAACCGAATTGCGATATCGAGCGTTTGTTCCAACCAATCCACAGCCGCTTCGATGTAATGAGCAAAAGCATGGTCTGGGATAGGGTTGCCCGCATCATCAGTCAAATCCAAACCCCATAAATAAAGCTCTTTCAGCTCTTGCACAGAGATGATGTCAAGGGCTGCATTGGCTTGCCCTTGCTGCGCTTCTGAAAGCTCGGATTCGAGCGTTGAAGTCGAATTGTAGAAAGACGATTTGTAGTAGTAATCACCGTCCCCATTTTGATCGGTGTAAGAATAGATCGTAATTCCTGTTACCAATGTCAAACGCGTGGAAGGTACGGTCAATTCAGTATATGCGCCATCAATCCCCGTCGTACTCCGGTAGATTTTGATCTTGTCGAAATTGGCCATGATACTGCTCAAATTCGACACCACAATTTTGATTGTGATCACGGCCATGCGCTAAACTCCTTTACCAGTCGTCAGTCCAACCGTTTTCTAACGTTTTGCGCAAATGCTTCAACTCTTTCAAAACGTCTTGAGCCTTTGGAATCAATTCTTCCATCCGTTGAATAAATGATTTACCTGAGCGTAACGGGTTGTAATCAAGTTCCCCTGTTTCCTTTTCGTCGGGCATCTTTTATTTCCCCTAGCACGACATAAACGTGATTTTTAATATCGTCCATACTTTTCGCCTGTAGCTCTTGTTGCTTTTTCAAAAGGGCTGGGCGAATTGCACGAATTTCTTCTTTTTGATGATCCAAAACCCGAAACATCGCATCCAGTCGGTTGCTTCTTGTGGCTTCTAAAGTAGCTGATGTTTTTTGAAACAAGCTCCACTGCTCTTGAATGTGCAGCACAGCTTCTTCGATTCGATCGAGATTCTTTTCAGTGCTCGCAAATTTGGTGCGGTATTCGACTTGTACTGTTTCCAACTTGGTTGTGATTTTGTCGTTATAGGACTTCAAAAGCATGCGCACCAAAAACGCAATTACCGCAGTAGTCAGGGTGAACGTGATCCCCATCACTTTGAAAATCATGTCAAACTCAACGGAAGGCATGGGAATCACGCGATCCCTCCTAACAGAGCTTGCATAACAGCGATCAAACGTTGCTCGGGTTGCCTTACTTTTGGTAACCATCCATTTGCTTGATGCCTGATTAAATCCATATCGAGATCCAAACTCTCAATCGGAGTCAAAACGATAACTGGCAATTCATGTTCCGGCCAATGAGAGCGAAGCCAGCGCAAGAAATGCCAGTTATCCGGCCTAACAATTGCGAGGTCAGCCACCACAATGTCAAAAGGCTTTTCCAACAATATGGCTTCGGCTGATTCGCGGTTATCTTCCAACCAAACATCAAAATAGGCTTCCAAATATTGCCCGTAGATGATTAATGTTGCTTGATCCAAATCAGCTAAAAGCACACGGGCCATGTCTTTTAGCCAACTTACGATCGTTTAACCACGTCGCAGATACGCAACTAAGGTCAAGGCGCAATTGCCTCCATCACCCTTGACCCAGATCTCCGAGATATCCGCTGGACCTTCCCACCCCCACGGGTGCGTTGCGGCCGCGATCGGTACTGAAAGCCCATTGGTCCCCGCTGTGAAATCCGCTTCAGTGAAATAAATGATTGCCGGATTTGTAGCCGCGTACACTTGCAGATATTTTGTGAATTGCCGAAAGTCAAAACTCCTACCAGTCGTTGAGACTGTTGCAGTAATGACTTTTGGGTATCCACCTCTTAATTCTGCGAGACTCATTTGAGCCCCCTCACTATGCGCCTAGTTGACCGTCAACCTGTCCTACAATCACAATATCCAACACATCTGCAGCCGTTGGGCCGGTGATTGTGATCTGCGTAGTCAACCGCGCTGCATTGGCACAAGTGCCCTGTTTGGTCTCATCGGTGTGGTTATGGATGAAAACCCCATAGGTAGCATTGGCCATGTTTTCCAAGCCTTCATCGGCAAAAACAATTACACCACCTGCAGGCATAGCTTTTTGCAGGTATTGCATTGAAATTCCTCTGGCTGGGGAGCCAACGAGGTTTTTCATTCCTTGATCTGCAAGTACAGGAATATGATCTTGCAAGTCTTTGGGCATCGCTCCGGTAGCCATTTCCCACGTCCTTTCTTTCTATCTATTCATCCACCGGTTCGAACATCACTTCTTCAATTAACCGCACAAGTTCAGCTTTGCTCGTTCGATCGGTGAATTCTACTTGGTACGCAACCGCGATTCGTTGTAGTTCAGCTTTTGGCATCTGTAGTGTTGGCGCCGGGTATTCTTCTTCGTCAGCTTTTGGCTCAGCAGGTTTGGGTTCAGGTTTTGCTTTTGCCTGCTCCCTTGCCTCAGCCGCTTGCTTTCGGATTTCAGCTGCTTTCTTAGGGGAAACCCCTTCCCAGACACGCCAAACACGAGATGCAAAACTCAACAGCTTTTTCGCGTCCTCTTCTGCAACGTTATGAACCACGCAATCATGATCCACGTCATAGGTATTACCGTTGACGTAGATTTTGGTATTACGCGTATGCTCCATAATGTTGAACAGATCCATTATGGCCCCTCACTTCCTAGGCATTCTTGGACGGTCGCAACAATGCCCACATGATTTTTGAACCGTCGTAGGTCGCGGAATTGATATCAATCCCGCTCAAACTTTCCCCCGTTGCGATTGCGTCAATCGCTGCGATCCGAACGGCTGCGAGATAAACGTGGAGAACTTCCGCCTCAACCCCCAGATCAAACGGAGTCCCGATCACGTTGCCCACACCAACCTTGACCACATCGGTGCCCGCTGCAGGTGTCCCTGCAGTCCCCGAAATCACAGCACTGGTCACCGAAGCAAAGATCTTGGTACCAGTCCAAGACAAGCCCGCGCTCATATCCATCACGTCGGTGATCACCCGACCCTGTGGATCAGTACCGGTGATGGTCAGCAAACCTGCAGTGATTGAAGCGTCTGCGTCAGTCAACACCGCGGTCAAATTTCGAGGAACATCCGGCTGGGCAGCAACGACCAAAGCACCATCAGCCCAATCCACAGAAGTCACGATCCGATCGTCGTCAACTGCAATCGGCTGACCCATGTAGCAGGCCATGGATCCCCCGGTGAATACATCCAGGGTTTCCGCTTCTGATGGATCGGGTACGCGCCCTTTCTCGTCAGTCGATAAAGTGTGTTCTGCCATTTTCTCCTCACTTTCAAAAACCAACTCATGCAGGGAAATGGGGTGCGGGACAACGCCCGCACCCCCAATTTGTTACATCACCTAGGGTGCGCCAACGTACCCGGTTGCCCGTCCAACATTTTTGTATAGGACGTTTTTACCAGGGGCATACAGAACCGGAGTGAGATAGATCAACTGCATCCATCGGATTGAGGAGTCGATCGTTGCGAGGGGGATTTTCAGCATGGGTGCAAGCTGTTTCACACTCATGCTTTCCAGGTTTTGCTGGAACAAGAAGGCTGACGAACAATAAGGCAGATTGGCGTTATAGTCGTTCAGCTCTTGGGCGCCCGCGCCCGCGGCATTGGCGATCCGCAAAATCAAACGCTCGGTTCCTGCAGCACCACCGACTTGACCGCGATAAACCTCGTACCAGTCCACATCGGTCGAACCGCCTGGGGTCATTTCCCAAGTCACTTTGTCACCAGCCGCAACGGCTACGGCTGCAGGGCCCGCTGACAAATCGACCGGAGCGGAACGACCGTAACGGTTCACGGCTACGATTTTGTAGAAATAGTTTCCAGCGTCACTTGCTGCAAATTGGCTCGCAGCATCGGCGGGGGTTGTGGCACCGGTGGAAACCGTGGGAGTCCCCGGGCGCTTGGTTGCATCGCCCACCGCAGCCGCGTTCGGTGCACCACCATCGTTCACGAAAACATTGGGCATAAAGGCTACGTCTCCAGAGACGCTGGTAAATCCCTTTATGTCAAGCCCGACGAGTCCGCCATCCGCTGTAAATGTGTCATGCCGTTCTTTGGGGAAGAAGGTTTTGACCAAATCCGCTTTCACCTTGGGGTTGCAGTGCAGGTGGGTGGCCTTACCGTAGTTGGGGCCATCCATGATGGTCAACGCGCCATCGGTCAGAAAATCTTCGCTCAGCGGTTTACCGCGCAAATCGATCACGTTGGCCGCCGGTGCATTGTCGGTGATCAGTTTTTCGAAACCATCAAACTGCAACGCTGACAAGCTGGAATCGGCATAGAACAAACCACGTTCCACTTGCTTCAACAAGTGCATGGTCTTGTTGACCGTCTCTTGCGCGATCACATTACCGTGAGCAGGTTTGACAAGGCTCATGGGGTGGGTCACTCGTCCAACCGTGCCCATGAATTTGATGATTGCGTACTTTCTTTCGTAGATCGAGTCTTCCTCTTCCGGCAGATCACCTTCTGCGATGTACGCTGCATCCGGGTTCGACCCGTATGAACTCAACTCGTTGTGTTCTTCGCAAACGTTCTTTCACTGACTGTTTATGTCAGCTCTTTGCTTTCGCAAAGTATCGGACTATATCTTCGCCCACCAAATTGGTTAGGGCGCTGGGCGCTCGTGGGGACATTACCGCTTTCGCTCGATCCCTAGTCTCTGAACCTTCTAAGACCCTGGCCAGGTTATACCTGGTTACGTTCTTAGCTTGGCTGCTGATTGGCATATGCTTTTTCATTTCCATAGCACTTAGCGTTCCAGCAATTCACCCAGTGTTTACTGCCCGCTTTACGCGGGGCAGGCCGCCAAAGAAACGGTGTTGTACGCCGCCAGCTTAGGGATAGCCTTCCAAAGCTTGATATGCTCCATACGATACGTGACGACCTTGAGCGTTTGCTCAAGAGATTCTACGCGTAGCGCAAAACCTTCTCCAGCCGCCACCGCGGGTTTGTTGATGTCTGATCCGGCTGCCAACGCCTTATTCAATTCATCAACTTCTTGTTGGCTTGTGGCCCCAAAGCCCACCACACCTTCATAGTCGCTCCATGAAACCTGAGAATTCATGTGTTTCCTCCTTGGATTACCCTTTAGGTTTTCGGCTTCAAAAATGATCTAAGCGCTCTTAAACGCTTTCACGCGATCCAACAATTGGGGTGAAATCGAATTGGTTTGCTCATACTTCGAAATGGCAATTGCCATATCGGTACCATCATCCAACGCCCCACCCAAACCACGACGCATCGAATCCTCGGTCATCGCCATCATGGTGTTGATGATCTCAGACTTGGACAGCTGATTCCCTTGCGGTGCTTGACCCGCAAATCCTTTTTCCAACGGCTGGGCGAGTCCTTTGGACTTGGGAGCACGGGCGGGTGTGTCCCCAAAATTTTGGAATTGATCGCACAGATCCATCACCTGACGGCCAATCAACGCCACCGACTTGGACAACAGCAGATTGAAATCGTGCTGGCGTTTGTCCGATTTTTCGATATGATCGGAAAGCAGCGTCAACGACTTTTTCAGTTCGTCTTGGTTGGCCTGCAGGTAGTCGGATACGTCCAGCGCTTTCTGCAGATCTTCATTCTCTTCCATGCCCTTGGTGATTTCCTCAGCCAAGGTATTTTCAAATACAGTCTCCCCACCTAACAGACTGTAAAGTTCTTCGCGTTCTGCTTTCTCCAGTTCGCCTTCTTGTGCTTTGGCCAGCAAAGCTTCTTTGCGGGACATTGGTTCCCCCTCCGCCAACTCTTCCAATTTCTCGATGGATTTTTCCAGATCATCGGCACTTAGATTTTGTGATTTTTCTTCTTCCTCTTCTTCTTCCATTCCTTCCTCTTCTTCTTCCTCTTGGTAGTCTTCCATGTCGCCTTTCTTCTTCAGCTCTTTCTTTTTCATTCGATTGCTCCTTTGATGGTTTTCAGTTTTTTGACTGCTTTTAACAGTCGCTTGATTTGGGTAGGTGATGCCTGAGGAAGTCTTTTTTGTAGCCATCGTTCGGCTTCAGACTTTGAAAGTGATTTCTTTTTCTTCTTCTTTTTCTTTTTGTCCTCTTCTTCGGTTACTTTTTGATCCGATTCCAAGGACTCTCGAGCCAACACTTGCCCAGCCCCTTCCCCTTGTTGGGGGCCAACCGGAGCAACCCCAGGGGTCGGCGTGCCCATCGACAATGCTTTTTGGACAACCGGCTCGTCTTCGCACTGCTCAACTACCTGCAGTGATTTAGCCAAGATCTCCATTCGGGCATCGGCATGAACGGGGCAATTGGTGATCGCAATGTTGCGCACTAAAGCTTGTGCGATCGTTTTATTGCTTGGCCCGACACGTTTGCGAATTTTGCCCTCAACCGAAAATCCCAAACGCCGTTTGGTTTTTTGTAATGCTCTCCCCAGTTCCCAAACTTCCCGAGCGGGTTCAGTGTCAAGGAGATAGCCTTCAACCCAGTGACCGTTTGCTTTTGCGGTTTGCCCGTTGGGAAGTCTTGAACCTTTGCGAAAGAATTGGACATCCTCAGGGTAACCAAGGATCCCCGTGGTAGCTTTCGAATGGTTATCGTTGAACCATCCGTTAGGTAGAAATGACGTGGTGAAATCCAGCCCTCTTTGCAAAATGGTCTCATCTTGCTGATCCTTAGTCTCGAGCGATACGATTCCACCAATACGTTTTTGTTTCCCCGGTTCAGCATTGGCCTTCTCAAAGAAATCAACGGGTACCTCGAAATCAAAATCAAGTTCGTGTTTCATGCATTCATCCCCAATAAAAATAGGGGCAGACCTCAGACGAAAAAATCGTCTCAAATCTGCCCCTATGGATCGAAGAAGCTTATCCTACCGGGCCAAGCGCTTAATTAATCTTACCCTAAGGTAAGTACTAGAAAATTGTCAATCTCTTGTAATCACAAAACGTTCTTTGCTCGGTATCAGCTCCACGGGGATTTCAATTGGTTCACGACACCAATAACACTGCGACTTGCAAACACCATCCTCGAATATGATTGCGCCCTTTGTCCTCAGGCGAATTCGTGTTTCAGACTTTTGCAAAACATGATTTTTGCATTTTGGACAGCGCATCCAAACTCCCACAAATGTTTTCCCGCAATAACCCCAAAATGACGGAAATGAATTTCTTTGTCTAGGTTTGTTGATCTGTCAACTTGGTGTATCTGATTCAGGCAAAACAGTCAACTTCATGTGACTTTGACTGGCGGGAATCCATGGATCAAACAGAGGTTTTGTTGCTGGCATGGATCTTTCAGGCAAAACGAGTAGGAGGGTACCTACCATGAAGACAATGATCCTAATCTGCACTTTGTATTTTCTGGGTTGCGGCTCCAATCCTGATTGGGAAGTTGCAGGCAATCAATTGAGCAACAATCAAGAACGAAAGAAGAAAAACAAAAACGATTGTCATGCGGATATGAAGTGCTACAAAAAATGCTACAAAAGTTGCGCAAAGCTAATTGAACATGATCAAAAGGATTGCAAAAAAACATTCCACAAATGTCAAAAGGAAGCAAGCAAACTGTACTTGGATTGGCTGAAAGGGCTAGAGGACCAGCTTGAGTTTTGTGAGGATACGAATCAAAACCACACCGACGTTTTCAACTGCATTCAGAACGTGATTGCCACAAGCCCAAACCAACCCACAACCACGTTTGAAACTTGTTGGGTGGACTATGACAACTGTATGAACGCTCCGATCCCCAACTTTTCAACCTGTCTTATCGATTGCGCTTGTGTCCTCTAGCCTTTATTGACTTATGGAATTGTCGAACCACAGTCCATTGACCTAAACTCATTTCTTGCAAAACCGCTTGATGCAACGTGCGCAGCACGACCGTGGTTCGATCTTGGAACAAGCCTGGGGTGGGAAGCATGTTGAACAAAACACAATCGTGGAACCCGACCGAAAACACAAAGTCCGGTGGGATGTATTTGCTCTTGAGTACTGGCGTGCGTTCTATCTTCAAAACAATGGTTCCAAATCCAAATCAATGGGATCCAAAATAACGGGCTCGAGCATGGAAGTTACCAAGTAGCTTTGCACGGCAAGCAAGTTGTTGATGAAAAAGTTCGAAATGCTCACAGGGTTGCCAATGATTAGATCACCACAATCAGTGATATAGCAAGGGGCAGTAATGCTATCCCCGCCCTCTTCGTCCCCTGTTCCCCCATCAGGGTCAGGGTCCGCGTCGGGGTCAGGATTCGATTCTTGTTGCTCTTCTTCTTCCTCGTTCCAATCCACGCCATCAAAGATCCAATCGGCCAAAGCCACCGCAAGAAAACCAGCAATCAACAGACCCCCAGCAATTCCAGCACCAGCAATCCCGCCCCACACTGCCGCTGCGCCCACGGTTGCTTCTGTTATCCCAAAAATAGAAGCCAACGCACCCAACGCGGTACCAATTGCGCCCATCACTGTGCAGAACGCTGAAAACCCCGGTGCGTCACCACCAAACGAATTTTCCCACCAATTTTCCCAGACTTCCCCACCTGTCATGTTGTCGAACATAATTCCTGCAAGGTTGATAAAACCAGGGCCAAACATGTCAGGGTGATAGATTTCCGGGTTGAATGCATCTGGATTGAGGATCGTTCCCGGCGTGAACGTGATGGTTGCCGCATCAAAATTACCCGGAACAAAAACGATCAAATCAGCTTCCGATTGAAAGATTCCCGGCGTGAACCTTGGTTCCTCAAACAACAGAGACAATTCGTGCCCAAAAGCTTCGTGCACTGCGATCCCCGGCATGAACCCCACACCTTCCATGATCAAGCCAGGAGTGAAAAACTGTTGCTCACCATCGCTCATTACTACCCCAGGCAAAAAGTTTGTATGCATCCACAGCCCATGAATGAATCTACCTTCCACAATTGTGCCTGGGTGGAAGATGTTATCGAAGACCGTCCCTTCAATGTAGTTCTGCTCGCCTTTGACGCCTAGGCTGATATAGGTGAAGTTATCGAGTATCGACAAATGCTCGAACGTAATCACCATCGCCTCGGGACCTTCAATCACAAGTTCTTCTAACGTGTAGATATCCCCGTAGGTCACGCAATCATCATTTGAGCCGACATACGCATAGATCACGTCAAGGAAGTCTTGGTTATCAGCTGTGATTGGGATGCAAGACAATGGATTGTTGGTTTGATCCTGCCCCGGAATGATTGCCCATACAGGTTGTGCGACCAACAACAAAACTAAGACAAGTGCTTTCATGATGATTCCTTCTTGAAATAAAGTGTTTTATCCCCCGCAAGAAAATACATTACCAAACCCCCTCCCAAAAACCCCGCAAGATGCCCCCCGAAATCAAGCGCTGAAAAAGTCATTTGCAAAAACAAATTGAACAGAACAAACAGAACAAACAACAAAACTCGTCGTTGCTGTTGTTGCCAAATAGCCCCTAGCAAACCTAGGATTCCTCCAGACGCACCCAACGAAATCTCAAACGTTGTGAAATGCAAAAAGACCAAAGAACCCAATCCGCTGGCAATCACTGATCCAACGTAGATCAAAAACATTCGGCAAAAACCGATCCGATCTTCAAGCTGAAGCAAAACACCAATAGAGAAAAGGGCAACGAGGTTTGAAAGGGCGTGATAGAAATTGTAATGCATGAAGGCAGCTGTGATGATCCGCCAAACCTCCCCAGTCAAAATCTGATCAACGTTGATTGCGCCTTTTGCAAGGTTCGACTGGAAGGAAGGATGAATTGCCATTAGGTTGTACACAAGCATCAAAACGATGATCAACCCATAGGTGAACCATGCTCGCTTCTTTGGCTTGGCAATCAATCCCTTTTCGAATTGCTTGTATCCAAACACGCCAATCACCCACGCCGCCGATGCAATTGCAAGGATCGCGTTTGGTGCCCCTGATGGTCTGAACAAGTCAACGATGAATAACGCTAGGCACAACAACGGGACAACGTAATAAGTCAGATTACTGCGGTGCTTCATTTTCTCCTCTTGTTTTCAAAAAAGCTCGCTGGGCCGTCCAGTCGTAGCTTGCAGTCTAGGACCAGTGAATAAAATGGCCCAGCGAACCGGTTTACATCTGATCCAAAACTATCGCATCCTTTTCAGGAGTCACAAATACATGCCAAGTCCAAGCAAAATTATCTTCTGTCTCCGGTTGATAAATCGTATCAACATACGTCCAATTGAGGTACTTGGTTGAATCATTTTCGCTCAAGATCGCTTTCACGAAATACTTATCCTTCCTTGGGGTCTTTGCCAGATCATCGCCATTATCATGAAACACCCAAATGCAAGCCTCATTCGTATGTGGATCGTGCGCTGCTTTCAAAAACTTTGGAATCGTTCCCGTACTGGGAAGCTTGATTGTGGTGCCTTCGTTCAAATCGATTTCAAATTTCTTGATGGTCCACATTTGAACCCCCTTCATCGATCCCAACCGCTATTGGGAAGCATGTTGTTGAGAACATCAGACCGTACCTCTTGCAAGCGCAAATCATCGATCGTAAAAGTTCCCAAGTCAACATCCACACGAAGGGTAGCCAGATATTTTGAAAGCAAAGCTTCGCTTTTGTGCGCTAAAAGCTTCACATACAATGGATTTGCATCAGGTGATTGTTCTGCTTTGGCGAATACTTGTTCCAAGGTCAAACCCCCTGCCAATAGTTTCAACGCTGTCTTTGGTCCTACTCGTTTGACCCCCGGAATATTGTCCGATGAGTCCCCCACTAAACCAAGGTAGTCTGGTATTTGCCTGGGAAGGACTCCGAGTTTTTGTTGGACCGCTTGATCGTCAAAAAACTTGTCCACCCTTGGGTCAAACACCTTGATCCCCGGGCAAACCAATTGAAGCAAATCTTTGTCACTGCTCACCACGGTCACCGGTTGCCCGATGCTTTGGCCCCAAAAAGCCAAAGAAGCCAACACGTCGTCAGCTTCCCAATTCGAAGGATTGAACAATCGCAAGCCCAAAGCTTGCACGGCTAATGCAGCATAAGGCAATTGCGTTTTGAAGTCCTCTGGGGTCTGTTTCTTCTTTTGCTTGTAGGCTGGATAGCATTGGTGCCTGAACGTGTTGCTGCCCGCTGAATCTAACGCAATCGCTGCATGGGTTGGCTGATATGTCTCAAGCAGCTTTCGCAGCATACGCACCGTTCCCAACACCGCAGACAAGGGCATCGGATTCTCTTTGTAGAAGAGACCGTGATACGCACGATGAATAAAGGCTGTCCCGTCAATCAGAAGCATTTGTTTTTTCAAACCCCGTTTTGCTTCTTTTCTTCCCTTTGCTTCTTGCGCTTGCGTGCGATCCGCTGTTTGGCTCCTTCGGCCAACTTCTCCAGTTCAACGCGGGTGTCGGTCAATTGCGCAAACTTCGAAAGATACTCACTGACCCGAAGATACAAACTATGCTTACCCTCTTCGTCTACCGTTGGTACTGTCAAAAAAGGTTCGCCATGAAGGTTGATCACCATTCTGAATCTTGGCTTGTATTGGTAGTTGTTCGTAAACACCACGCATTCCAAATGCTGCAGATCATGTTTCTTGATTATCTTTTTAAGGAATTCTCCCCGTGCTGTCACTTTTCGTAAATCAACATAGTCTACTTGTCCTTTGACGCTCAGCTTAGCCACTGGTTAACCCCCTTAGATATTCCAAAGTTGCCGCTTCTGATAATTCAACTTCCACCTGAGTCTCCCCCTTCCGAATCGTCAGTTTTCGCGATGGTACTTTTTTCGGTTCAGCTTTTGGCTGGGGTGGTTTCTTTGCTGATTCTTTGATTCCCTCTTTCAATTCTTGCACACTGGGAATCAGCTTCTTGTAAAGAGCAAATTCCTTAGCCAATACTTGAGGAATCGCACTCAGCTTCATGTGTTCTTCTTCCACAAGCACTTTTGCCCTTCGGTGCATTTCCTTTTTGATTCTTCCTTTGAACCGGTTCACCAAGTCATAAACTAACTTGATGTGCACATCGCGCCCTTTGACTTCTTTGAACTCTGATTGCCAAATCTGCAAAGCTTCTTTTGGTGATTTGGCTTCAATCTCTCGTAAAACATAAAGCCGCTCAAGCCATTCTTTCTTGTAAAACGGTTTGGTCACTTCCCTACTCCTCAAATGAATCGATCGACTGGGGAGCATTGGCTTTGTTTGGTTTATCGCTGGACAATCGGCTTGTGGTCGTTGCTTTATGATCCTTTCGGTACCACTTACACTGATCACAATCACAAGGTATGGGAGGGCATTTCACATGCACTCGTTTGCCGTAACCCCCATCATGATATTTCTCGCCCAGATGGATCGCTGAATGACATAAAGCGCATTCGTGAGGATACATTCGAACCGTTCGCACTTTGTATTTTTGATAGTCAACCATTCCAACCTCACTTATCAGTCACAAATGCATCATAGCTTGCACAGCCTCGCCAAGCTTTCAAAGTCCAACGCCTTTGCCCGTTGTATTCTGTATCTGAAAGACCCGACCACCCATCGTATACTTTTCGGATCCCCCGTTCTTGTGTTATTGCAAAATCATCGCATTCAAATTCCAATGTACTGTTGTTTCCATCGTTAAAGGTTAACTCCATTTTCACTTTTGCCATTTACTTCACCCCTTTAATCAAACAAGCTTTCTTCGGCCTAATTTTCACCTTCATTGTCCAATTGTCTTTGTATATCAACATTTTTGCTTCAATCGCCCCAGGCGATACCAACATGATGCCTTCGAAATCTTCAATAGGCATTAGTTCAAAGGGGAAAGTAGTTTCTGCTTTCATTTCCTCAGCTCCATACCACCCTGCAAATTACCCGCGGCATACTGGGTGACCGCTCGCTTGGGAATTCTCCGGGCTTTCCCCAGCTTCACAAAAGGCAATTGGCCAGTGTCCAAAAGTTGGTAAACGAAGCTTCGAGACACACTCAGGAATTCACAAGTTTCGGCGATAGACATCAAGCCGTCTTTCATGATTTCTTCATAAAATTTTGACATGCATTATTCTCCCATTCAACCCAACACCAAGAGTCCGAATAGTCTTCTAATACCTGCTCATCCCAATAGTATTTCTCCCCACAATTTGGGCATTTTCCACAGATGTATTCTTGTATTTTGAATTCAGCTTGGCAAAATGGACAAGTTATCTCTTCCATGATTGCCCATGGATGTATCTCAACATCTTTTAGATTGCAAGAACTATTTTTTTCCTGAAATTTTGAGCCAAGTCTCTAGTTCAACAATGTTATCTTCGTCGTCGTCTTCTGGCTCAGGCTTATTGGCGGGTGTTTTATTGCTTACCCAATTCTCGAGGTATTGTCTTTTCCGTTCGTCTGCCCCTGCCCTGGCCTCTTCCGCGGACTCTTGCCAAGTCGCTGGAAGTTCGACCTTCCGAGGTTGGACAGGCACTGGACTTTCAATTTCGTAATCTGCTTTTTCCTTCTTGAGGGGATCCCCCCGGTGAACCGGATCTTCTAAAATCAAATCCTTCGGTTCATACCGCTGTTGTGCTTTGCGCTGATAGTCTTCTCGGCTGTACGTCTGAGGAATCACATGATTGATTCCCAAACCTGGTCCAGGCGCCCGATTTCCTGCCTGGGTGGCGTTCCCTCCAAACTCTGTGGTCAAACCCTTGCTCAGGGGAACAACGAGCTTAGGACCGCTTATTTCGACTTTGAGGGCCTTTTCCATTTCTCCCCTATTTGGGTGAGTCAAAGCGATGTAGCGCTTGAAAGCATCCATTTCCATCGGCGAAGTTGCGATAAAGAAGTCCTCGGGCACGTCGTAATTTTCTCGATAAGCTTGCTCAGCTGCATTTTGACTGCCAAACCCCAGCATCACTTTCTCTTCATCGTATTGGCCTGTATTTCGATTCTGCTGGTGAATCACGAAAACATGGGTTGCCCTTGGGTCGGGCCCCACAAAACAATCAATCTCGTCCTCGTCT